GATCAGAATAATATTCTTTATCACTACATTTCTCTTTTACCTATTGCTTCATTTCACGATAACATTATTCTTTACTTCTCTTAAAATTATTACTACACTACCACTTCCACTACAACCACTTCCATTCATTTACACTCAATTCTCCATACCACTTCTCTTTCTCACATGGATAATATACCTCATTGCATAAATAACCTATTATTGCTGAAAATGTACCATGGGATACTATTACTCGCTTATGTGTTATCGCGTACTTTATTGTATATTCCTTTAGTATCTCTATCTCTCTCTTACATGTTTTTTCATACCGATTTTAGTTGATGGCATCTCTTATGAACCACCTGTAAGTTCTCCGGCACTGTTTTTCCACCCGCCGTCCAAGGAATAATATGGTCGCCTTCATATCGGTCGGTGGCTCCAATAGATGATTGGCATAATGTACATTTGTGGTTTTGTTCCGCCAATTTTTCTTCGATTGTCTTTTTAGAGAAACGACGGCAAGACCCTTCTGCGTCGACCTCTTGTTCCAAAATCTTATCAATCAAATCAATCAACCGTTTCTGAAACTTTCCATTTCGACTTGTACAATCCAGTCTGGTCTGAATATCTTCCACCAAAACGTCGCGGCGGAAATGTTCGATAATCGCAGGACAAACGCGATTAAACATAGCGATATTGGGTATCAAGTGAGCACACCGAGCAATAATGAATTTATATAAACAAAAGAGGCCGCGAAATGTACCTGCGTCTGTACTAAATATTTTTTGTTGAGAAAACTCCACAATCATTTTGTACATAAATCCAAGCTTTGCACGAAGTTCATCACCGTACGTTTCCACATATTTGATAACGCTTTCGTATGTTTCGCCCATATTATCATTCAGCCATTCATCCTTCAACTGGTTGACCGATTGCCACGATTTTGGTAAATTATCGGATAAAGCGAGCATTTCGATAATCTCCGCGTCAACGCTTCCCCGTGCGTCTTTCATTCTACTAAACAGTATACTCTGAACGAAGTGTTCCTTGTGTTCACGAATAATATTGTAAAACGGGCCCAATATTACTTTGTTGAATTCATAGTCATTGAGAGTGCGACTTGAACGGTTCAGAATCTCATACATATCCTTTAGTTTATTGAGGTCCGTTCGGTAAGACGAGTCGAGCTTATTAAACATAAAATTGTAGTTTCGAATCTTGGCGCGGTCATCCGCATCCAGCTCTTTGAATATGCGTTTGTTGTATTTCTCTTTGTCCAAAGTCAACAAATAGATTTTATTAATGGCGAATTCGTTGTTCAGAAACGAAAGTGCCGTGGTAATGCGATGCATTCCATCGAGAATCTCTTCAGAATCTTCTTCGTCGTTCAGTACCGTCCATATCGGATTCGTCGCGCGATTCAGAATAATGGACTCGATGAAACGGGTACGCAACTTGTCATCCCATGCTTCATACGAACGCTGAAACACTGGCGACTTATTGAGGTAAATTTGCTGAGACGCGAGAGCATTTTCTTTGTTCGTGCGCAAATTAATGATTGAAATAGAGAGTTGTTCCATTTGTGCGAGTTTTTACGGACGCGATAGAAGGTGATATTTTCAAATATTTTTGGGTGTATAAATAAGACGCGTATTCTTTATGTGGTTTCAGAACTCGTATAGGCAATCACTCCGGTATTTCACTATTCGGTCACTATTTATCAAATATATTTCATATATATCGAATCTCTTACATATATTACATTTGTATATATTACGTTTTTTATTTCATCATTTTGACTACATAATCATTCATCTATACGCAAAAGCTCCACTTGAATTTCAGGCAACACAACGGGACATTCCCACAAATAATTACAAAACATCCACTTATACTGTATGTTCTCCACTTTCGGGAAATACTCGGGATGTTTTCGACGCATTTCTTTTGCGCTTTCGGGAAGCAAATCATAGCAATTCTCGGGCAAAACATAAAAGAGTTGTGCGGCGGCTTTACATGCGGGTTTCTTCGGTTCCGGCGTTTTCGTATCCCACTTTTGACAAATAATATCCCGAAGCAACGGTGCGTTGCGATAACGGTATCTCCAACGCCAGTTCTGACAACCAAACTTGTAGTACTCATACACCCACTGAATGCCGCGAATATATTCGGCCGTTACCGTCGCCACATCCGCATCCAGCGCAATACGATTGTATCGCGTTTCCCAACCAGGTTCAACCGGACAAATGTATTCCTCATCCATCAAGTATTTGCGCGGCATTTCCTCGATTTTCTCGATCTTCCGATGCTTGCCCGATTGGCGTTTCTTGTATTGCTGGATGATTCGGCGTTCCTCGCCACGCGCCATCTCGGTCAAAAATACGCGAAACCATTTATCGTCTAATCGGCCGTTCTGTATAAACTTCCCGCGATTAGCGATATATTTGGAGTACGTTTCAAGCATATCGGAAATGCTGTTTATTCCAATCTTGATGCTGATGATATGGGGCAAAAAATCGTTGCCGAGGAGATAGCACATGACTACGTATTCGTCGCTATCGCATCCCTCTTTGCGAATTGATTTTTTGAACTCTTCCACGTCGATAAACAGCAACTCCGGGTTCTGGTCGTCGATTTCCTCACGGCAAATGTGGATTTTACAGTTCGAGCTGTTCAGAATAGACAACATGATCAAGTCGGAGTCTTTTCCATATAGCGCAACCTCGCCGGACACATCGTGGGTTCGAATATACTCGAATATCTTGTGCTCGCCTTCGCCAGGCTCCGACGAAGTAGTAATCAGCACTTTGGCCCCACCGATGGATTTTCCGCCGAACTCTCGGTTCAACCGTTCCGAAAGCAGATTCATGAACTCGGTTCCGGGAGTGATGGCAGAGGTATTCCAGTGATTCGTAGTAGTTGCCGGCTGGATAGTGGGATGGCCGTGCGCGTTATAATGGACCATCGACAGAAAGGCAGATTTGTATCTACGCGAACGTTGTTGTTCCATTTTCGCCAATGGCGCCACCCCGTCGAACGCAATATAGACGAGTTGGGTAGGAGAAATGAGAGACACATAACTGTATATTCCGCGAATAACACTTTGGATGATTTCTTCGGTATTGGTCGTCCGGTCGTCTTTTTCGAGAGTATGAATCGAGTCGTAAATGATTGAATTACAGTCCATAAACAAACTGGTGAAAGGAATTTTCGCCACTTTGAATACGTAGTTTGCGCTACGTATAATATTAGAATGGTTTTTAATAATATACGAAAAATAACTCGGGATGCCCATGTTAATAGAGTCGGTGTAGTAGATTATTATACAAGTATATCTTTATCTTATTTGAGCGAACATTTTATAGTGTTATAAACTATACCATAATGAAGAAAAAGACGGATTCTATCCAGAATTCGACCAAAATAAGCATTGATACGCACCAAAAAACCATTTTTGAAATAAACCGTTTAATCGAGGACAAGATCATCCATACACAGGAAATAATCAAAAACACCATCAGTTCTATGAACCAATACAAGAAATATGAGATATTTAGTAATAGTGATGTGGTCGTATGTATTAGCACGTTAGTAGAATTATATGAAAAATCGAAAATCATACTCGAACAAATCTCGAAAATGCCGAAAATAAACATTAATGAATTTTCCGCCATAGCCACCCCCGCCGCTCCCGGAACAAACACGCCATTGTTGGAAATAGACGGAATCATCGATGAATTACAGAAAATCATCGACCGACTCTCGATTGTCATTTGTGGGTTTGGGACGAAGAATATGGAGGATTTATTTTTTATTAGTTTTGGGTCAGATTTCATTGAAAAACACATTGAGAACGAGTTGTGGAAAGCGAAATATGATTTGGTGCTAAGTCATATATCGCCTATCGGATATAAGACAATACATTGGCGTCAAAGCAAAACGAAACCGCGCGAGAATTGCGATACAACACTCCCGTTGGCTTCCGATAAAATGGTGGAAAACGCGATCCAAATCGAATTATCAAACCAATACGAATGTTTCGACGTGGACGTTTCCACCAAATCGCTGTATGTAAAACTATACGGCATTCGTGTGGTGATTCACAACGAGAAGACGCAGAAAACGCTGATTATACAGGGAGTGGTGGATAACATTGTGTTGGATTGTATTTCGAACAAGTACGTTGTCCAGCGGAAGCGCGATTTGTTGGAAAATATACCGAACAACGAGACATACGACCGGGGAATCATGACGCGGATTTTGGAGACGATGACGATGAAGGATATACTGATATATGGAAACGCCGACATCTACAAGAAGCACGTCGCCATCATGTCGGATGTCAATAGTATCCGCTATAACAAACTCAATATAACAATCAAGAAATTCATCGAAATGGATATCTGCCTCCAACGCCAAATGCTAATCAATCTGTTAATATACAACAAGGAGGACGATATACAATACATCACCTATTTGTTGTATGATTTAATAACCGACACATCCAGCTCAGCGGCCGATTCTCTCGACCAAATGCTGATATACGAGAGTTTTCCGTGGAAAATCAAACTGTTCTTTAAAGACACGATGAAAAACACTATCAAATATACCAAAGAGATGATACACAAATACGACGTGAACCGCGTTTCTCTCGAACAACAAATCTATGTGATGAAAGTTCCCGAAAACGTCAAGGAAAAGGCCATGCTCAAACTGAAAGAAATCAAGGGCAAGTCCGACGATTCTGGTGCCAAGTCGAAACAATACCTGGAAGGACTCTTGAAAATCCCGTTTGGAGTCTACTACGAAGAACCCATTCTGAAACGCATTAAAACCATTCAGGCTGGGTTTCTCCAGGCAACTGGGCGATTGCCGCCCACTATCATGGAGGAGGGAGAACGCAAGACGAAATATACCACAGTGGAAATGATAAAGCGCATCGACCAGATTAATAAATACGTGGTGACTGCGTTGCCGGGTGATATGGAGAAGATGTTGGGCAAGATGCCGGCGAAATCATTTGCCGCAATACTCTCGTATATTTCGGGAGTATACAAGGCACATGGTCAAAAGTCCGTACTCTCGCAAAAAACCAAAGAGGAAAAGGTCCACTTCATTGTCCAGTTTATGAAAGAAGACGCCCAACCGGAGCACAATGTCCAAATATATGATATTGTTATTTCGCACCAGTCGGAGACGCCTCCGCCAGTATTGTTTCAGCGAACGATTGCGGAACTGGACACCGTTCATCAATCTATCGTGGACACTAAATTCGAGCTGGAGAACATAACGCAAATACTGGACGATTCAATCTATGGCCATTCCTACGCGAAAAACCAGATACTCAAGATTATCGGTCAATGGATGACGGGAGAACAGTCGGGATATTGTTTCGGGTTCGAGGGATCGCCGGGTATTGGCAAAACGTCACTTGCGAAAAAAGGGTTGGCGAATTGCTTGAAAGACGGAGCCAAAACCCGACCATTTGCGTTTATTGCTCTCGGCGGGTCGTGTAATGGTTCGACTCTCGAAGGTCATAGTTATACATACGTGAATTCCACATGGGGTCGTATTGCGGATATCTTGATGGACACGGGATGTATGAACCCGATTATCTATGTGGACGAACTGGATAAAGTCAGTAAGACGGAGCACGGAAAGGAAATCATCGGCATTCTGACCCACTTGATTGATACTACACAGAACAATTGTTTTCAGGATAAGTATTTTAGCGGAATCGATTTGGATTTGTCGAAAGCGTTGTTTATCTTTTCCTATAACGACCCCGCCCAAATCGACAAAATCCTGCTGGATCGAATCCATCGAATCCGGTTCGACAACTTGTCTTTAGAAGAAAAAGTGGTTATTGTGCGCAAATACATACTGCCGGAAATTAATCGGAAGATGGGATTGACCGACGCGGTCGTGTTGTCCGACGACATTATCGAGTATATTATTGACACGTATACTCTCGAATCGGGAGTCCGCAAACTGAAAGAAGTCATTTTCGATTTGTTTGGCGAAATCAATATCGAGTTATTGAAGTGCGCGAGCGAAACTGAATTGCCTATCGTATTGACCGAGGAGAACTTGACCACTAAATATCTCTCGAAATACGACAAAATAAAGGAGAAATACATCCACGAGAGTCCTGCGGTGGGAACCATCAACGGACTATGGGCGAACGCATACGGCCGAGGCGGGATTATACCGATACAGACCATGTTTTTCCCTTCGTCGTCGTTTTTAGAGCTCAAACTGACCGGTTTACAGGGCGACGTGATGAAAGAGAGTATGAATGTGGCGAAGAGTTTGGCGTGGAATATGTTGTCCCGCGAGGCCCAGCAGACATTGTGTAAACAGTTCGAGGAGACCAAATGCCAGGGTTTACATATACATTGTCCCGAAGGCGCAGTGCCGAAAGATGGTCCTTCAGCAGGGGCGGCAATTACGTTGGTTATCTATAGTCTGCTCAGCGGTCGCGCGATTAATAATGAGGTCGCCATCACGGGCGAAATAAACTTACAGGGGTTTATAACGGAGATTGGCGGGTTGGAAGATAAGATCATTGGAGGTATCAAAGCGGGAGTCAAGAAGTTCCTGTTTCCTCGTTCGAACCAGACCGATTTCGACAAGTTCATGAAAAAATACGGCGAAAAGAAGATGGTCAACGGAATCCAGTTTGTTCCAGTGGCCCACATTGACGACACAACAAAGCATATATTCCCTTCCTTTGTGTGATAACAATAAACAATAAACAATAAACAACCAAATAGATATTGTATGAGAATCTATAAGCTCGTACAATAATAATACTCTCGGCAAAGACCTTGGCAAAGACCTTGGCAAAGACCTTGGCAACAATGTTAGGCTCCGCCCGAGGTCCTTGGAGATACCCGGGCCAAAGCCCGGGTATCGAGAAACCGTCAGGGCTTATGCCCTGAATGGTTTGCCGAGGTCTTTGCCGAGGTCATTGCGGACCATTGTGTGGTGTATGTATGAGAGTCATATAGATTCGCATACAAGTCCATCCTTACGGTGCGCGAAGCGCACCCACGAGGGAAGGGGTCGTAGGGGAAACCGTAGGTTTCCCTACAGGGAGGGGGTCGTAGGGGGGACCTTGGTCCCCCTACCTACAAAAATATAAGAATTATCTATACAACATACGATACGATGAATTTATTACCTTTATTGTACGTGGGATTTCGTCTAACACCGTTCATTATCGTATCCTTTTTCGTGTTTTCATCCTTGCTATCGTCGGACATACGTGGAATCGTGTTTCTCGGATTTTTATTACTAAATTGTCTCTTTACCGTTATGCTCGGGAACATAATCGGGTATTTCGTAGACTCATTTAATGACGACGGAATACCGGTAGACAAAGCGGCGGTATGCAATGCATTAACAATCGGAGACGGAGAGCGCATATCCCTCATTCCGCTAAATATAAACATCGTATCATTCACCTACGGATATTTAGTGTATTTGGTAGGAACTACGGATAGGGTCTTTGCCAACATTCCAATGATTGTATTTTTCGCCATCCTGCTCTTTTCGATGATTGTATGGGAATTGATGAACTCCTGCGCGTCTCTCATAAGGGTAGTAATAGCCATCGTAACTGGCGCGGGATTTGGTGTCCTTTTCTCGGACAGTGTCATTAAAATGAACATACCCGAGCTCCAGTTCTTTACTCGCATTACTGGCGATGAACTATGTAGTCTGCCCAGCGATTCCGTATTCCAATGTACAGCATAACCCGATTATTCCTCGAAAATGTGGACGTGTTGAATAAACCAGGTTTTTAGCCGGGCCACGATATTTGCCCGGTAGAATTCGCTCGACAACATGCGGAAACTGGTGTGTTTATCCGAATGAACAATAATAAACAACTGAATAATATTTCGGGTAATACCTTTGGAATATTTTTCGCTCAGATTCTCGATGGGGAATTTAGCATAACCTTTGCGCGCGTTGACTTCGTTGTGAAATGACCAAAGCATGGTCTGTAAATCCTCCTTGGTTCGGATACTGTTAAAGTTAATTTTCTGCATGTGTTGCGTTGCGTGTTTTGCACAATCGGGGCAAGGAAGAGTATTACAAATGGACCGAATCACATCAAACAATTCGTCCTTGTATTGAGCAAAATACTCCGGTTTGATTTTTTCGGCGAGAGTATGGAACAAAAACCACGTTGGTTCACCCCATTTCATTGGCTTTTTCTTCGGCTCTTGTTCTTCAGGTGGAACTGCGACTTCTCGTGCGTCGGTTTTTTTCGGAGGACGAGGAACAACCGTCCGAATTACCGGAGGAGCCGGCGCTTTATTGTGTTTTTGATAAGAAACAAACATCATTGTATGAGATATAGAATAATACCACAAAAATACTGCAACAATTATATCTAATAAAAAACACGTAAAAGAATGGTATTATATGTATATAATCGAACATGTCTACATCCGCCCTAAAGAATCCACCGGAAGAAACGCTCCAAACAAAAGACCAGCTCATTGAAAAAATAAAGGAATGGGTGAAAGTGGACAACGAGATCCGCACACTCCAGAAAGAACTCAATCAACGGAAAAACAACAAAAAAAAAGTATCGGCAGAATTAATCGATGTCATGAAACAAAATGAAATCGAAGTGTTCCGTATAAACGATGGCGAAATAACATACAATAAACGTAGCGTCAAGAAACCAATCACGAAAACGGCACTGATGTCTATTTTATCGACCTATTATCAGGGCGACGCGGCGAAAGCAGCGGAAGTCAACAATTATATTTTGGAAAACCGCGAAGAAGTAGTAAAGGAAAAGATTGTTCGCAAAATTGGGTCCGCACGAACCAAACAGTAGATTCAGACGAGTCCGAATTCGGGTATAGTGTACTCGTTGCCATTGCGCACGCACTTGGCGATGATGCGCGGATTGTCAGTGGAGCGCAGAATGTCTTCGGTTTTATACACATTGTCGTATTTATCGATATAATATACGATGCCTTTGATGTCTTTCGCAAACACCTCCATTTTTTGGTTGGTCGTGTCTTCGTTGGCTGGTCCGTCTTCGGTAGACGACACGAGCCCATGCGGTGTACCCTTGTAGTGGGTTCCGCAGAATTCGCAGTCGTCTCGTCTGCGGCGGGTACATTGTTCACCGTTCGCGCGCTTGGCATTACATCGGTTCAATGCCGGGATTGCGTTCTGAACTCGCTTGCGTTTGGTGAAATCTTCTTTTTGAAAAACCAAACGGTCATACTCGTAGATGTATTCCAACAACGAATTGACTTGCGCGGTATTCTCGAACCCCAGTTCGACCGCCTTGCTTCGAATATCATTCTTGAGCCCACTCAAGTATTGCTGAACACGGGTGTTAATTCGTTTTTCCATTTTGTTAGCGAGTGTTGTTATAGTTGTATATTATCGATTATACTATAATATACGATGTTCGGTTTACTTCAATTTTGTAGAGTTATTGGTAGAAGGATATAAAGAACACATCCAGACATTATAGTTTGGCTACAGAAAGATTGGTCATTCCTTCCAGGCGTGAAGCAACTCGCCAAACATACTTGTGGGTTAGGTGATACACCAAAGCAAAGACGATTCCGTGGACAATGGCAACGGTCATCTTGCTTCCGTTAGGAGGAAGACGGACGAGGATGGCGGGAGTCAAGAGAACAAACAGGAGAACAGTGTAAAGTAAAACGACAAGCATTTTATATACTAACCAATCATTTTTTTGCTAAATGCGGTTATGATTCGGCGTATACGCGACGTCCACAAGTGGCCCATGGGTTTCCAATATAAATAATACACAATTGAACACACACATACGCAACTATCAAAACAGATATAATAATTATCATATTCATTATTATGGTATAACTCACTATTTTATACTGTTATCTGACCCAAAAAGAATTGATTTATAGCTCGCTCGACCACTCATCGGGTATCTGTTTTGTTCCGCCGTCATATTCGGTAGCGAATCCGTTTTCCAGCAACCAGCGGTTTATGTGTAGGTCGCCGGTGTACACATCTGCCAAGAGTCTCCCGTATTTTTCCGTTCCGACATTACGCAGCTCAACCATCTTTCCGAAAATCTTAGCGTGAAGCGCGTCCCTTGCCCGAATAGCGCGTGCTTTTATTTCAGGGACTCTCGATTTTATTTCGGGAGAATCAATTCCTGCTAAACGAATACTGAATCTGTAGACGTCGTTGCATAAAACCGCTGCAACGGTAATTGTGTCTGCGTCGTACACTTTGACGACTTTGCCACCGGTGATTGGCGGGATAAATGGTTTGGTATTTGCGTATTCGATTGTTTCGAGAGCGAATGACATGGTGGACAGAACAACAATCGAATAATGAACAATAGAATACATTGGAACCAGGCTTTGTATCTTTTTGCTGAAACAAAAAAATACAATACGATAACAATAAACAACACTTCGAATTTATGTTTTTATTTTAGGAGAAACGCTATATAGTGTGCCCCATGATTTACTTACAATCCATCCTTACGGTGCGCGAAGCGCACCCAGAAGGGAAGGGGTCGTAGGGGAAGCGGCCGTGGCATAAAGCCACGGACGCGCTTTTCGGTTCACGGGCTTTGGCCCGTGAACCTCGAAACCGTAGGTTCCCCTACCACATAGAATACATTTTAGTATAAAATTCCTGCGCTTCGATACATGCTGAACGCAGCGTCTGGCGAACTACGGTCTTGTCGGCAGGGTCGCGGAAAGCAATACGAATAATACTATCTGGGTCGTGCGGGTGTAGTTTTTTGAATCCACAGAAGCTGAGCAATTCGTCTCCTTTGTAGAAACGTTCATACAGAATATACTCCAATACTTTACCAATTGTATAATCTTCGTTGGCCAATACCAAATCAAAACAGTTCTGAATCGTGCTTTCGCTGGTAGCAATCGTGAAATCGTCGGAATCGATTTGCGTAATCAAATCGACAAATTTCCCCTGTAAAACCGCACATGCCATCTTGACAATCTCCTGACTCTCGTAGACCCCAATACTCTGAATGACAAAATCGAAACTGTTCTCGACAAAACAACGCTGGGCGTCCAACAAATAGAAGTTGCGTTTCTGGAACTCGATTTCTTCGCGGGGAACGCCCTCCGCTGCCAATTTACTGGCCTGGTCTTCCCAAATACTATCCGCTTTTGTTTTGTCAATGGTGTTCGAGTACGCAGCCTTCGACACGGCAGTATACATACTACTATCTTCCGCCGTTCCAATATCAAACTCGCAAGTCAACTTCAAGTGCTCGCCGGGAATCGAATCGCTGATACGCGGGCGCAATCTCCCGAAAATAACGTGCGAATCCGTGTAGGGATTTTTCGGGAAAATCGCGGTCGTATCAATATACTGGCCGGTTTTGGTATTTTTGATGCGGAAATGTTCGGTGGTAACATACATAATCGCATCCGTGTTGTTCTGAACGTCCACCTCGAGAATATGGTTCGCCACGAAATCGTCGGTATCTTCGGCAGTGGCCGCGGGCAACTCGTCGCGGCGTTTGCGGGGAACCTTGAGGTGAATGGGAATACAGCCCAAACGGTGTTTCATGATCTCATTGTGTAGCCTGCCTGTATTTATTTCGATTTGACATTTACCGGCAACCTCCACGGGGAACACATACGTCGGAATGCTCGATAAAATCGTGCGCCGGATCGAATTGGCTAAACTCATATCGACGCCACTCAGCGTGAACGAATATAAATGATCCCTATCCTCCGAAATATCGGACAAAGTAGGGTTAGCAATAGGGGCTTTTGCAGGGGAACTCATTTTGCGTAGATAATATTGTTATATATTAAAAGGGGTATGTTTATATAGATTTAATTGACACAAACAAACCGAATCAATTTTGTGGGTAGGGAAACCTACGGTTTCCCCTACGACCCCTTCCCTTTTGGGATACCCGGGCTTTGCCCGGGTATCAATAGGATAGAGATTGTATGGCAAGCAATACATCTCATACATACAAACACCCACATTGTCCGCAAAGACCTCGGCAAAGACCTCGGGTATAACCTTGGTCGAAGACAAATATCGTACCCAAGATTATTGCCGAGGTCTTTGCCGAGGTTATAGAGAGTATTATTGTATGAGAGTCATATAGATTCTCATACAAGTCCATCCTTACGGTGCGCTACGCGCACCCAGAAGGGAGGGGGTCGTAGGGGGAACCGTAGGTTCCCCTACCTAAAAGAACGCCCAAGTGTCAATCTTGGTGTATCGTCCGTCATCAGGAAACGTCGACAGGAACATCAACGCGATCATCAAAAACATCAATACGAAGGGCAACAACACCAACACCCACGACACAGTTTCCATACCATAACTACACAGTATGTTCAATATCCAGGTCCAAACCAACACGTAGATGATCTTGACCAAAAAGATGGTGGTTTTGTTCGGGGTATTACAAGACAAATAACCTAAACAATACACATTGTTGTTTCCGAAGTTCTGTAACGCAATCACAAAAATCGACACTAACGAAATGACTAAATACAAATACGCAGGAGTACACAAGTTTTTTAATCCGACGACGGCCATTTTATATAAGATATTCATATAAAAAAGTATTATGCGGTAGATACGCGGAATGAGCTGTACGGCAACTGTTGATTATACATACCCGCCCCCACCACCGTGTTTTGTACGATTGGATGTAAAGCTTTCACCATATCGGACGAGATACTCCCTCCGTGAACACGCCGACACTTCTTGACGCGTTTCGTTCTGCGACCACCGACAATGGAACGAGTCGCCAATGAAAAATAGTTGGGATCGGCGTCGACCTTATTCAGCGGATAATAATTGGAACTGGACAATTGCGCCAATCCCAACGAACCACCTTTCATTCCGCAACCACACCCACCTCTCTTTCTTCCTCCACGCGTTCGCCGCGTTTGTTTTTTATTTTTTCGCACAGATTTCCGAACAGGCATTATACACTATAAATCGATTTTTATATTTTTTATGGTTAGCCGCCATTATTCAATGTCAACATGCGTCAACATATGTCTGCGGCAACACACGTTCGTCAGACCAATCGTATTCAACACTTCGCCTTCCGGCGTGATTTCGCTTTTTTTAGGGGTAAAATACACCACGCGGTCCACGCTGGCTCCTCTCGCCAATTTGATTCGCCGGACTTCTTTTTGAAAATACTCATACTTGTCAGCCAATACGTTTCCACAGGTAAAACAGCGAACTGGAATAATCATTGTTATATTATAATTTGCTAAATAGTATGCGGGGCTTTTTCTATATGTTTTTTTCGAATCAATTTTATGCCCCCCGAACTAATTTAGCGCTTGAAAATATACAACCTATATATAACCCTGCCTACCATGTCGAGAATAAAAGGCGGATCGACATCATCCTATTACGGATTCATATTGGCGTTTTTGTTGGTAACATTGGTCGGTATCGGTCTACTCTTTTATTTCCGAGGCAAAAAAGAAGGATTCGAATACGAGCCGATACAATACATCAACACAAAACCCGTCCAGTCCGACTATAAAATAACCGCAACCGACATCCAAGATGGATATTACGTTATATACGACGAAAACCGCGTCCCCATTCAGTTAGCTCAACTGCCATACGGATTTTACAAAGTCGACGCCAACAATATGGCAAAAGTGCCAACCGGCTTTGTTATCGCTCCCCAGGGAACCGATGCCGCGGTCGATTATATGACCCGTATTATACCGAACACCCAGACGGCGGCTGCTGCATTGAAGCCCCGGTCCATTCCGAAGAATGGGGTCATACCGGATGGATACTATAAGGTCGACGACAAGAACATGGCGCCACTCCCGCAAGACATGATGCCGAACATAGAAAAAATCGACATTGGTGGTACAGCAAATAATCCAATCATGACCGAACACTATGGAACGGGGTTCGTCAACAAGAAGGCGTTTTATGATAAAGTATTTACTATCACTACGCCCAAATTCCCCGTTGGTCCGGCCAATCCGACTGTTTTCCCGCTTCCTCCTAAATTATACTATACTCCCGTTCCGACCGGCCAGCCGTGGAATCACAATCAAGTCCAGTATTTACCCTACGGCAAACTGGCAAATGTCGACTCCAAAGGCATTTTACAGCCCGGATACCACGACAATCCCGGATTAATCAGTAAAACCAGCACGTTCGATTATAACAAAAACTACAAGGACATTAGTATGAACTACGATGTCGAATTCCACGATTCGATTGACGTACTGAAAGAACAGAACGATATGTACGACATTAGTTTTGGATCGATTACTGTCTTGGACCCATGCGGTAATTTGGTTGTTTTACCCCGCAGCGAAATCCAGGGCGATATAACATACTACCGACCCGGATCATACACGTTCGGCGCATCAACCTATGTTCCTAAATACGAGGACAGTGTCTATTTAAGCAGAACAAGTCAACTCCCGACTACCGCCGAATACCGCAGCGCACAAACCCAACTCGGGTTCTGCGAGGCGAACAAGGCATCCCCTACCGAAATTGAAGAAAATTGTAAATCATTGGATGTCAACGCATGCGCCAGCACATCCTGCTGTGTATTATTGGGAGGGGCCAAGTGCGTCTCTGGAACGGATACGGGGCCGACTGTCAAGGCGAATTACGGCGACCTGTTTTTACGAAACAAGGATTATTATACGCATTTAGGAAATTGCTACGGAAATTGTCCGTAGTGCGAAACAATATAAAAATTATTGCGTAGTAAAATCATATATTACTACACAAATATGACTACGGAAT